GCTTCAGGTGGTCCTCCTGACATTAATTGAGCGTCACCTGTTTTTAGTGATATTCTTTTATTACCAATAAGTAAATCTGTTTTAGGTGTAAGTGTAGAACCTTTAGCACCTCGAGGACCAAAGTATGAACTCCACTCGTCTGTTGCAGGATATGAATTTTTAGGAAAACTACCTTTACCAGATAGTTTTAGTGATTTGATTATCTTCTTACCAACTTTTTGGTCGTCTTTGATAAGTTTAGATTTGAACTTAGGTCCACCGGCAGCAGATACAATGACTTTCTCCATGTCATATGCCGCTGTTGTACTACCTTCGCTTAATTGTCTGTATTCCTTAAAAGTCTTCATCATTACTCCCATGTTTAAAAGTTAATATAACTCTTATATACTAAAGTAACTATTTAGTCAAGCAGAAAGTTAGGAATACCTCCATTTGTACGCCATATTTGGTTTTTATTGTGAAATTCTGCAAATTCTTTAGCGTCCTTCTTAAAATCAAAGGTACTTACTCTACCATTTTTACCTAAAGAATTTTTCTGCCATACTTCAAATACTATATCCTTGTTCTTTTTTACAGTTTTTACACTATAAGATAGTTTAGAATTGGATGTTTTGGAACTTCTTGTACTTGTCTTCTGGCGTTTCTTCTTTTTTAATACTGTGTTCGACATATTTCTCCTGTTCTGGTTGTATTAGATTTTGTGCTGATTGTTCTATATCAAACAATTTCATTCTACTTCTATCAACACCTATAATAAACTTTCTATTCATTGTTGGGTCGTTGTATCTGTTCTTTAATTGTTTGACAAGCATTTGACCTGCCTTCTCTAATTCCTCACTACTAATCAAAGCAAACATAAAGTCTGCTGTTGCTGGTAAACCAAAACTTTCAGATGTGTCTTCTAAACCTACATCTGTGGAAACAAAACCTGTTCTTGTTGTTTGTGTTGCCGTTACAATTGGCACATCTAACTCTACTGCCAATCCTCTTAATTCTTCAGCGATTGCTTTAATGTAAGTATAACTGTTTACATTAGCACCTGCCTTAAATCTACTACTTGCACAAATATTAATATAGTCTATGAATATAATATCTGGTTTAAAACTTTTCTTTAATGCCAACTCATTGACTAATGCACGATAATGATTTGCACCTGCACCTGCGGTTGGATATTCTTTAATGATAACTGTACCTGTTGTTTTACTTTGTAATTTTACTACCTTATCAGCAAACATTTTCTTGTTTAACATATGTAAATCTTCCATAGATACATTTAATAAGTTAGCGTCTATTCTTTCTGCAATTCTTTCCTCTGCCATTTCCATTGTGATATACAATACATTCTTATTATCTGCCAAGGCAGCGGCAGCCTGATGACACATGAATAAAGTTTTACCAACACCCGTACCTGCAAGAGCAACATTCAATGTTTTATTAGGGAGTCCGCCTTTTGTAACTTTATTAAAGTAATCTAAATCAAAAGCAATTCTATTTTCTTTCTTATGATAAAAGTCAAATCGTTTTTCAATATCTGATAAGTAATCGTGCCCGACATTATTATCAAAACTTACTGCCAAAGCGTCTTTTAATATTTCTGGTATTGCCTCTGGTGTATGTTTTTTATCTCTACCATCAATGATATGAATACCTTCCATAACTGCATTATGAATGGCACGGTCTTTACAAAACTTTTCTGTAGTGTTAACTAACCACGCTAAATCTATTTCTTCTTTGTTAAGTGTAGAAATTAAGTCAACTATGTTTTGATATTCTTTTTCGTTTAGGTCTTTTCTTTTACCTATATCAATCTGTAGTGTTTCTTTTGTAGGTGGTTTATTATATTGAGATATAAATTTTTCAATTTCAGAAAAGATTATCTTTTCGCTTCTGTCATCAAAATATTCTGCCTTTAAAAAAGGTAATACCTTACGAGTATATTCTTCGTTATGTATTAGATTTTTTAGGGTCGTTCTCTCTATTCGTTCCGCTGTTACCACTAGGATTCCTTTCCACTTCTATTGCTAAAATGTCACCAATGACATTTATAAAATCACTTGAATCCGTATTTTGTTTTGTAGGATTCTCATGTACATCATATTCAAACTTCAATCTTAACTTATCTGATTCCTCATCTTCAATAAAATTTACTTTACCATAAGTATAGATAACATCTTTATATGTACCTTCTTCTATTTTAAAACCCATTACTTCGTTTGATGGATTTTCTTGGTAACTATATTTCGTTGCCATAACTATACTCTTTCTGTGCCGCTTCGTCTATTTGTTTTAAAATATCGTCTGTGAAATATTTTTCTGGTTCATTATATATTGATTTAGCATATTGTTTTGTGCCATCTGGTAACTCTATTCTTGTTGATACTTGTTTAAATATACCATACTTTGTACATAAATCTAATAGTCCATAGTATTTGTCTAAACCTGTATCATATCGTAATCTTACATCAACCATCATATTCTCTTTTGATAATCTGGACTTTTGTGTTTTACAATGTATAATATTACCTACAACTTCCGTACCCTCTTTGTCTTTTTTCTTTGATAGATAGACAATTGTACTAGCAGCGTATTTCAATCCTGACCCGCCACCCATTTCTTTCATAGGCATATATGCACCAACTACATCATAAGTATGATTTGTAATAACCATTGGCACTTTTGCTCTACCTAATTTTAAAGTTAAAACTCTAAATGCCGCTTTGAGTACCTGTGCTCTAGTCATATCTCTAGTTTCTTTACCCTCTGCTGTATCTTCTACTTCTTTTGTTGTAGATAACATACCTAAACTATCTAATACAAACAATAAAGGTTTTCTATCACCTTCATCTTGTTCTAAATATTTTTCTGCAACTGATAATGCTTGATGTCTAAATTCTTGGACTGTAGTTACTGGCATAATTACCATTCTACTACTATCAATACCTCTATCTTCAATTAATTTTTTTGTCAATGCACTTTCACTTTCAAAGAAAATAACACCTGCATCCGGGTTGTTATCTAAAAAATGTTTACACATTCCTAATACAAAGAAAGTTTTACCTGTAGCACTTTCACCTGCAACAGCAGTAATTTTATTTGATGGAATACCACCATGAATACTACCAGATAACAGAGCATTGAACATATAAGAACCAGTATCAATAAAAGTATCTACATCACCTGCTTCGACACCTTCACTTACTAAACTGGCATATTCGTTTCCTGTATCTTTAATTATCTGTTTCAGAAAGTCTGGCATTCTCATTCTCCTTATTTTGTTTTTCTATCATAATTATTAATTTGTCATACAATTGACCAACAGTAGTACATTCTTCCGCTCTTATCGCTCCTCTTTGTAAAGACGCTTGTATTATCTTTACCATTGTACTATAATCAGCAACTGTTAAGTTTTGTTCATCTAATTTTTTAATCAACTCTTCCATTATATCATACTCCTTTCAAAAGTCAAGCTTTATCTTATAATTTGTATTTCAGCATCCTGGTGCCATATCTCTAATTCATTCCTCAATGTGGCACTTTGCTTTAGTTTATCATATCTTTTACCTGCAATCTTTTGCCACCACTTGATTGTATTTTCTAAAGTGAATTTATCATAGTGGTGTACACTAGGATTTAACTTATCAGTTTCACCTTTTAAATACTGTGGTACATTGTCATAACCGTAATCAGATATATAAAACCTTTTTCTTTCCGTCAAGTCTCTAGTCTTATTAACAAACTTACCAAACTTTTCATATAAGTTAGTATTGTGTTTTTTTAATGATTCCTTTATAACAGATACCATCTTCGTTTGTGTTTTAAGTTTTCTACTACTTGCCTCTGGGTCAACTAATGGTTCATTACCATTTCGTTCCGTAAACCATTTATTCATTTGTTTAAAAGCGTCACCATGTAACAATGGTAAAAAATTACTATCTGTCAAACCTTTAAATCTTAAATAAGGTTTCATACCATCATATTGACTTGACGCCTTACTACTACCATATAATGATGTAGTTTCAAATAAACATATATTAGTATTATACTTGCTATTTAGTAAATCACGGACATGATGAGAAC